ATCACGTCCCTTCTAAGGTTAATTAATATATCTAATATGTTAGATTTGTTAAATAATTACTTGATAGTAAGGATTGAAGTTAATCATAGAAATATGGTTAATTCCTTATTGATTCACAATCTTAATATCAAGCGAAATTTAAGAATTTTGCTTAATTTATATTAATTAAAGTGAGGCTAGAGGTCGACTAGAAGTTTCTTTGTTTGAGAGGCTAAAATATCTCAGATATAAGAAATTAACTAGATGGCATATCCGTCCATCCTTTCTCAAGGTGGCTGCGGCCCACAAGAAATTGTGGAAACCGAGTCTCAAATAATTATATCAGCACACAATGTTCAAATTTATTTGTTCATTGGAACTTGGTAAACTCGTAATTGTGTTTAACGGTATAATTATCGGATCGTATAAACAAGACTATTCGTTAATTCGAAGCTATCTTGTTTTCCCCTGAAATGGGGCTCTTTAAGATTTTGTAATGAAACACACCTCTGATTTCAGAAATGCCTTCAGATTTAAATCTTTTAGATACGATTCCCTGAGTGCCATGATCACTAGAAATAGTGGTCAGGCCCTAGTTGGTATCATTCTTAGAATGGTACCAGCTATGGGAGGAAAACCATCTAGATTCATCGCTTCTATTTCAAGATCTTTCTTGAAATTCATTGGTCCAATTGCTGCTTCTCAAGGTCTTCCTGGTTTAGTTAAGTACTTAAAAACTGTTAGTGTTCAGACACAACAGTATTTGGGTGGATATAGTGATATACCCATTAACCCTAGAGTATCTAGAACGAAATCCGGAATTCCGAGATGCTTTCCACCTGTTATTAGACAAGGTTTAAGAAAATTCAATACTTTCTTTATTAGATGGTCCTTAACCATCTCATCTCTTTATAGAGATGTAGTATATGAAGGTCCCTTAAAGATTAAGTCTATAACCGATCCTTTTAACGGTAAACAAAGTATCTTTAGTGAGTTAGAAAAGTATATTCCTATCTTCACTAAAGCAATACTTAAGAAAGGAAGAATCAGAATTTCCATGAGAGAATGGGCATCGGAAAGATATAAAGCTTTCCCTATATGCACATCTTCTCCTCAGAGAGATTCTGATCCAGTATCTAGTTCCTCTCCATTAGTTCTGATTAGATCAGCATTAGCTTTACCGGAAGATATGGTAAACGCTATTTCAGTCTTATCTAGTATTTATAGAATTGATAAATCTATAAATCCAGTAAACTGGATTAAATGGATTAGAGAGATGCCTTTCTTCCCTTCTTTCGTTAAACCAACCTCTGAATATGTTGGTAAATTAGGATTAAAAGTGGAAAGTGCTGGAAAAATGAGAGTCTTTGCTATGGTAGATCCATGGACACAATATGTTTTAGCTCCAATCCATAAGTCTTTATTCCATATACTTGGAAGAATTCCTCAGGATGGAACCTTTAATCAACACAGACCTTTGCAGGCTGGTTTTAAAGGTGTTAAACCATGGTTTTCAATGGATCTATCTTCAGCTACTGATAGATTGCCTATTCAAGTCCAAAGTTCATTATTACAAGATTTGTTAAATCTTAGTGATTCTGAAACAAAAGCTTGGAGGGTTCTATTAGTAGGTAGAACATATGCTCTGTCTAAAAGAATGCAAAGTCTTTTAGGAAGAAATGTACCAGCAGTTACCTATTCTGTAGGTCAACCAATGGGTGCATTATCCTCATGGGCAATGTTAGCTTACACTCATCATTTCATAGTGCAAGTTGCAGCATGGAAAACAAGATCTGTTTTACCAGGTGATTGGTTTAATGATTATGCAGTTCTAGGTGATGATATAGTTATCTTTAATGCGGCAGTTTCTAAGAAGTATCATGAATTGATAACTTCGTTAGGAGTTGAATGTAACCTTAGTAAATCTGTAATTAGTCCGAAAGGACTAGCTATGGAATTCGCTAAGAAAACATTTATTAAAGGAGGTATTGATGTATCTCCCATACCATTTAAAGAACTATATTCTAGTCTAGAATCTGTTCCTTCTTTAATTGAGTTTGGTAAGAAATATCACTTATCATTATCTCAATTACTGAAGACAGCAGGATTTGGATATAAAGTTTTAGGGAGACTTTCATCTCCTTTAAACAAATTAAATATTAAAATCCAGTACATAATCTTTGGATCCATGGTAATGGATCCCCAATCTTTAAGAGATAGTTTTTATAGCATCAGATACTTTAGAAATAAAGCTGCTGTTCTAAAAGCCTTTATCCTATTTGCGAATAAATGGACTTCTGAAACCATTGCAGGTATGCATAAAGATGTTCAGATTCTTAAAACCACACACTTTTGGTCTCAATCGAAAACTACTTCCTTAATTGGAATAGCTTACGGGAGAGATCTTTATAACATGGTTTATGAACCGTTTATCGATAAGATGATTTTTTTAAGGGAATCATTTATTGAAACGGTAGGTCAAAGAATAGCTGTTCTACAAGATTTCGTGAAATACGATATATCTTATTATACAAAGAGAAATTTGCCTGTTCAAACAACATCAATTGTTATGAACGAAATTTCTTCTATTCTTTGGGAAACAATGAAATGTTATAAAAAAGTAATTTCATTACCTATATCTAGTTTATCAACTAAACTAGAAAAATCTGAACATTTCTCTTTTGGTAAAGGAATACCGTCACTGTTTAATAAACATAAAACATTTATTAACATACTGCATTCCAAAGATCTTCCAATGAAAGAATCGAGTCTTTTCCCTATGTTGGTACTTAGACCTATCCTCAGAAGAATAGCCTTTAAGAAACTAGGAAGTATAACAAGATCACTACTTGTTAGAAAACTTGTTACTGGAGGATACTTTATGTTGGGTTCCATTTCAGCAGTATGTTTATCTGCTTTAATTTGGGGTCCACATGCAGTCCTTGCGCTAATAGGAGGATTAATCTTAAGCCTTCAAGATACGTCTTCATATCTTGATTGGACCGGATTAGGATATATAATAGGAGTTATCGAAAGATTCCTTCTATTTATTATGTTCCTATCTGGTATTGTTATAATCTTAAAATGGAATACAATCATACCAGCTCTAACTATTCTAAAAGAACAATTAGAGGATGGAGGAGATATAATCAATTACCTTAAGGAAGTAATTGATTTATTCTACAATTCCACAGTATCTCTAATTACAGAATTAGGAACACCTGTGTATGATTTATTATTCCTTTCTCCCTGGTACTCTTCATATACTTTTGGAGTCCTAGGAGGATTAATCCTAATGTATATCATTAAATGGATCTTTTCCTTTTAAAAGAAGACCATTAAGTAGGTCTAATAGTATTCTGTAAAGAATACGTAAACATAAAATTCTAATAGGACCTTGGTCGGTTCGAATCTTAGTACATATAGTTTACTGAAGTATATTGGAAAAGATTTAGAATTTGTTGGGAAAAGGGTAAGAATCTAGATGGATTCCCTTAAAATAAAAGGAAACACATCTTTGTTTCACCTCGAAGCAAGGAGTGTAAATCCTTACTTGGAACCTTATCTAAAAGGTCGATTCCAAC